GCCCAACTGGTACGGCGGGAAGCGCCGGAAGCGCCGGGCCAACAGGCCCAACGGGGACTAGCGGTAGCGCGGGAAGCACAGGCCCGACAGGCCCCACTGGCATTGGCTACGCTGGCCTGACCAGCAGTACCTCAAATGCTGTTGGCACGGGTTCACTCACCTTTACGACGAATTTAACGGCATCGCAGACTGCCTTTGGGGTTGGCGAGCGAGTGCGCATCGCTTACACGGTGACGCCTGCAAACTACGTCGAGGGCATCATTACCTCGTTTAGCGGCACGTCGCTCGTCATTACATCTGATGCCTTTGGCGGCTCCGGCACCTATACCTCTTGGAATGTCGTCGCTGCGGGAAATGTCGGCGCGACTGGACCGACGGGGCCAACGGGCGCAGTTTCAACGACGCCGGGACCGACGGGACCAACCGGACCCAGCGGAACGGGCACCAATATATCGGTTTCTGATGAAGGGACGCTGCTCACATCCGGTGTTACCAGCTTCAACTTTGTAGGCACGGGCGTCACGGCTACTGCCGTTGCGAATGCGGTCACTGTTACCATCCCCGGAGGAGGCGGCGGAAGCGGCGGCTTTTATAGTCGTACTAGCTTCACAGCTACTGCCGGGCAAACCTCATTTACCGTCACCTACAATGTCGGCTATGTTGAGGTTTACCTAAACGGTGTATTGCTCAACGCATCAGACTATACAGCTACTTCTGGTACAACTATCGTCTTGGCAGTGGCGGCGGCAGCGGGTGATTTGGTAGATGCAATATCGCTGAGCGGCAGCAGCAGTGGCACTGGCGGAAACATCTTTCTCGCTGACTACTTTGGAGGCTTCTAATGGCCGTTACATCAACCCCCATCTTTACGCAGACGCCAAATGCTGGCGCGATGAACGCCATTCTCTCAACTGCAATGGCAACTACAACTGCTTATGATGGGACTACCGCCGTGGGCACGGCAATGGTTCTTTCCTGCACGGCTGGCGCAAACGGTTCGCGCATTGATCAGATACAAGTTCGTTTTGCGTCCACAAACGGGGCTGCGGCAAGCGGCACTTCTTCGGCGACCGTGATTCGGTTTTGGATTAACAACGGGTCGGTCAACACTTCGGCTGGCAACAATGCGTTCTTGGGTGAAGTGGCGCTTCCTGCGACTGCTGTGACGGCGGCCGGAACAACAGCTCTTCCCGTATATTCGATTCCAGTTCCAGTTGGTGGGTTGAACTTGCCAGCAGGGTATAAGATCTACGCCGGTATGACAGTAGCCATTGGTGGAACAGCTATTGCTGCTGCCGTCAACATATTAGGTGGAGATTACTGATGAGTGCGCCGCAGCAAGCGTCTGGATTTAGCTATCAAATACCACCTCGGTATACGATCAGAAATATCACTGGTGCGTATACCGTTTCTGGTGCCGATTATGGTGTTATCCTTAGCTGCACCGGCACGGTAGGCTACGTCATTTCCCTCGCCCCTGCGGCATCTCTTGGTGTAGGTTTTGCCGTTTGGATTTGGAACCAGTCATCCACTTCTACAATGGTTATCACAATCACGCCAACTGCCCCCAACACTATTGAGGGAAGTCAAACTCTAGTTTTGCGCCCAAGCGAAGGCACTCAGATTGTTAGCACCGGCTCGTCTTGGTCTACTGTTGCTAAAAAAACAATGAGATTTTATTCCGAAAATTCAATTAATGCCTCAAAAGGAAGCTCTGCTGGCTCGCAAAGTTTTGCCATTGGTCCCACGGCAACTTCTGGCGGCGCTAATTCGATCTCGCTTGGAAACCAATCTCAATCTGCAGGAAATTCCTCGGTTGCAATTGGCAATGGTTGTGTTGCTGGTCACAATTATTCATTGGCCCTTGGTGCTGCGGGAACTCCAAATTCAATTGGTAAAACAGCATTCGGCGCGGCGTATGGGCTTTCCGGTCTGCAGTGGGGAACATTGTCCCTCTTTGCGGCGACAACTTCAAATACTCCAACAGTTCTTACCAGCGATGGAACTGCTGCCGGTGCAACCAACCAACTTGTTTTGCCCAATAACTCTGCATACTCTTTCATTATTCTAGTTGTAGCTCGTCAACAAGCGGCTGGCGGCACGGCAACTGCCGCATGGCAAATCACTGGGCTCATCCGGCAAGAGGCGACAGCATCGACAACAGCATTGGTGGGATCTCCAACAATCACTGTTATTAGCAATGCCCCGGCGTGGACTATTGCAACTACCGCTGACACGACAAACGGGGGGCTTGCCATCACGGCAACTGGTGCATCAGTAACCAATATCTATTGGCTTGCAACAATACAAACATCTGAAATTACTTATGCGTAAGGTGCAAGCATGATTTCTCAGTTGGGAGGAGAAGCTAGATGACCATCTCAAGAAACCTTTCCATCTTAGCTGAGGGTGTCAGCTCTACTGGCATCCTTGGCTTTTCAAATGGCGGAATGCTGGCCTTGCAAGCTGTGCAAACGGCTAACTTTACTGCCGTGTCTGGCAACACCTATCCGGTGAACACCTCCTCCGGGGCAGTTACAGTTACGCTTCCGGCAAGCCCATCTGCTGGAAATATTGTGCAACTGACTGATTATGCGGGCACATTTGCAACCAATTATTGCACGATAAATCCAAACGGAAACAAAATTAACAGCCTATCTTCAAATGCTTTTTTAACCATAAGCAGGGAAAGCGTATCACTTATCTATGTTGACGCAACTCAAGGTTGGATTGGAAACTGGTCTTTTATCGGGTCTTCCCTCTCTCAGGCATCTTCGTATCTTATTGTTGCTGGCGGTGGCGGCGGATCTCAAGGCGGCGGTGGCGCGGGGGGCCTTTTAACAGGAAACATTTCGTTAGCATCTGGAACTGTTTACACCATTACTGTGGGCGCTGGCGGGGCTGGAGCTGCGGGAAGTGGTGGCATCGGAACTAGCGGAAGTAATTCTTCCATTACCAGTTTGTCTGCTGCTATCGGCGGCGGCGGTGGTGGTGGCGCCACAAGCGCCCTGTCTGGTGGATCTGGCGGCGGCGGTGGCGAAGGTGGCGGAACAAAAACTGGTGGTGCAGGAACTTCTGGTCAAGGCAATGCCGGAGGAAGTAATGGCGGTTTTGCAGGATCGCAGCCCGGTGGCGGTGGCGGCGGTTCCGGTGCTGTTGGCGGATCGGCTACAAGCACTACAGTAGCCGGTAATGGCGGCGCGGGTTTGTCTTCTTCCATTACCGGGACTGCTCTTTCCTACGCCGGTGGCGGTGGTGGTGGGGTATATTCCACCGGCGCAACTGCGGGAACCGGGGGGTCTGGTGGCGGCGGCGCAGGGTCATCAAATGCGGCCAACGGCACTGCTGGAACTGTAAATACCGGCGGCGGCGGCGGCGGAACAGGAAATACATTTACAGGTGGCGCCGGCGGTTCTGGGATAGTCATTCTTTCTGTCCCAACCGCTAACTACACAAATATTACAACCGGCTCTACCGCTGTTTTCACTGGGTCGATAGCAACGACCGCGCTCACCGTCGCCTCAGTAACATCTGGAACTATTGCCATAGGCATGGTCCTATCTGGCTCTGGGGTCACTTCAGGAACAACAATTACTGCAGGTAGCGGGTTATCTTGGACTGTCAGTGTTTCTCAAACGGTAGCATCAACCACCATAACTGGGTACAGCACAGTGGTAACAATTAGCGGCTCCAACACGATCCTAAAATTTACACAGTCTGGTTCATATACAGCCTAAAGGAGTAAATTATGCCGCACTATGCAAAAGTCTGCGATGGAAAGGTTCAGCAGGTCATCGTTGCTGGGCCTGAATTTTTTGACACGTTCGTTGATAGCTCGCCGGGGCAGTGGCTTCAAACCAGCTACAACACCCGTGGCGGCCTCCACTATGGCGCTGACGGTGAACCTGACGGCGGTGTGGCCCTGCGCGGCAACTACGCTGGCATTGGCTACACTTATGATGCCGCCAACGATATCTTCTATGCGCCGCAGCCGTATCCGTCATGGACGCTCAGCCAGACCACATGGCTGTGGGAGCCACCTGTTGCGTATCCAACTGATGGATTGCGATACGTTTGGGACGATTCTACGACGTTATGGGTGCCGGTGAAGCCGGTCTCGGGGTGATGTAGCACAGGGCATAGTGCTTCGAGCAGTACGAGGAGCGATAAATCTCAACACCGCAGAAGAGCGCATCGCTGACGATGTACCGGCAGTGAAATATCCGCAGCTCCAAGATCGTCACGCCAAATAGTGATTGGCCCCCGCCAGAAATGACGGGGGCCTCCGTATTTTGGTTGTCTATATCAGACATGATCTGTCTTTGCCTGCGCTGCCGCCCCAGTGACGCGCTTCCTCGTCTTGGGTTTGTAGCCCTCAGCGAGGATTTTTTTATGCCGATTGATCGCGTTCATTACAGTCGTGTGGTCCCGATTCCCCATCATACGCCCGATCTGCTTGAGCGAGAAGCCCAGCTCAGTGCTCAGGCGGTAGCATGCCTCGTGACGCAAGTTGACGAAGGGCATCGTCCTGCTGGCGCTGCGGAAGGCCGCCACGGGCATGTTGTGCTTCTTGGCTACCTCCACCATTATCTTCCGGGCGGGGGTCTCAATAGTGACTGGAGGCGCTGGAGCCGCCGCAGGCGGTGGGGTGTCAAGAGGTTCAGGGTATGGGCCTGTTGTTGGATAAACATGGCTAACAACCGGCTCTTTCTTTATCGGCCCATTTAAGCGAGATCGAACGGCCTTGTAGTGCGCGTGGAGTTTTTCAAGCGTGTGCATCTTACTCTCCATGTCAATTAGGCTACGATACAGCCAATTTGTTTAATTGTTCACAATTTCATGCTACACCAGCATATCGCAGTTGGGAACATCAGATGTACCTTACAGCACAACAGATTAAAGATTTATGTGAGAAGCATGGATCTATTCGCAAGGCTGCCAAATTTTTGGGCCTGCCCGAATCCACTATGCGGTCGAGAATAAATAATGACCGGCCCACGAGGGTGTTCGACTCAATCAACAAAATTCAGGATATGGAAGCTGAAATTGATAATTTGAAGCGAAGGTTATCGTTTTTCTCAAATAACAAGCCAAAGTACATAGGCGGCCGCACCGACGACAGCACCAAAGTCATTGCTATAGGCGACACGCATGACCAGCCCGGCATGCCCAAAGACCGCTTCAAATGGATTGCGCGGCATTGTGTCGCAACCATGCCAAATCGAATTGTTCAGATCGGTGATTTTTGTTCTTGGGACTCAGTCTCAACCCATGACATGCCCGGCAGCGTCGGCCACGCCATGAGGCCATCATTCAAAACCGATTTGGAAAGCTGCGAAGAGGCAATGTGCCTTTTGTACAAAGAAATCAAAGATTTAGATATTCCCATGGAGCTGACCGCAGGCAATCACGAAGATCGAATTTGCCGGTTTGAGAATAAGAACCCCGAGACTGTATCTACATTGTATACACAATTTGAAGAGCTATGCGCGCGGTATCGCTGGCGCCTGCATCCGTATGGGCAATGGTTGTTCATTGATGGGGTAGGCTTCACCCACGTCCCCAAGAACATCATGGGAAAGCCATATGGTGGACAGAATAGTGAAAACCAGATTGCCAACCACGCAACACATTCAATTGTGTTCGGACACACGCACCGGTCGTCATTTCGCAAGGCACCAAAAATTGGCATCAACAATTCGATTGAAGTTCTCAATTTGGGAAGCGCCATGCCGGATGGGTACGTTGCAAAATATGCGGGAACGGCCACATCGGGATGGTCATATGGCATCTATGAACTGGCAATAAAATCTGGTCATATTGTCTCTCATAGGTTCATCAATATGGCTCAGTTGCAGGAACAGTACGAATGAAACTCGATGCGATGCACCCATTCGCAGAAGAGCTGCGTGCAATTTTCCGTATAAAGCATGGCCCCATGGATGCAGAAAGTGAAATGGCGCGAGAACTGATTGCTTTGAACCTCAAGGTAATGCAGTTGCATGAACGTGTCCGCGATCTTGAACGTGACAGGCACCGAGCATTTCACCGAGAGCCGAGCATACACTACATGTTGACCAACTCCCGTCCCATTGATGACAACGATTGGTTTACACCTGAAAAGGATGAGCCCCATGCGTGATGATGACAATGATGTGGTAGAAATTGTCGAAGATGCCGACATCGTATTCGACGATCCCGTTTCTCAAAGGTGCTACGCCTTTGTGCATCTTGCAAAGTATGCAGAAAGTTCGTCTGATCCGATAGCCAGAGACTTGACCTACACCATGATGCGCAAAGTTTGCTCGTCAATTAAGGCCACATCTACGGCGGATTTGCGGGTAATTGACGGCGGCCCGGCCAAATAGGCGTCACAAAATTCTGGCAATATGGTTAAGCTGATCCCAGCAAACAGGAGATGGTCATGGATAAGGAAGCTTTTCGCCTTGAGGTTGAAGCCGCCCTTCAACTAATTCAAAATGCACTTGATGAAGCCAGCATTGATCTCGATGCCCTCTTTGAGGAAGAGGATGAGGCCGAGATCCTCCCCGGTGATTGCAGCTTTCCCATCGTGTGGAGCGTCGGCCCTCACCCCTGCGATGGCGAAGGCGGCGAGCCCATTGAAGACCCGATGGTGCTGCGCGTTCATTCGGCTGAAGAACTTACCGATCCCAACACCAAGTACGACATCTCCTTGCAGGATGCCGTATCATCCCTGATTGATATGCTGATCGCTGATGAGGATATGAAGCTTGTTTCGATGCAGGTGCGTGACGCCCTGCAGGATCTGGCCGACCAGATCACGATGGCTCTCGAGGCCCAGTAAAAGTTAGAGGGGGCTCAGGCCCCCTCTTTTCCTTCTAGAGCCTCGCGGGCTACGGTTCTGGCTAAATCATTCAGGCCCCACTCACCAAGGCTCAGAAGCTCCCGCAGCGCCGCCTCCAGTTGCGTGTTCCTGACGCTTAAGCCAACAAGCTTAAGCTCTAACCGCTTGACTACGTTTTCGAGCCGGTCAATCTTTACGCTTTGTACAAGAAGAAGTTCCTGAGCGCGTGATGCTTCAATCATTTTTCCCCTCCAGTGCTTTCTGGGCGCGCTCAAGATCTTGAGGCGACACCATGCCGTAATCAATCAAACGCCGCAGCGCCGTCTGTAGTGCATTGATACGGTGAAAACAGTGAAGTAACTCATCCTCCAGCTTCTCGATGCGGTGCGCTCGTTTTGTCAGTTCTTTGTTGTAATGAACTAGGCAATCTTGCCACATGTGTAGTGTCATCTCCCCAAGTTCTGGCAACTTGATGTTGTTAGTCATCACTCATCCCCCTTCTTAGGCGGTGGCGGAAGTGGCATCCAATGAGTAGGAAGCGGCTTTACCGAATGATCTGTGCGATCAAAAAACCACCGACCAACGTCCATACATGCAATGAACATTGCGCCGCCACACCAAACCAAAACGTCAGTCCCATCCTTTGGCGCTGTTTCGATTGGTTGCCATTCAGTCATCATAGCACCATGCCATAGTGTTCTTCTGAAATGAAACCTCAACGCCGTAATAGCCATTGCTTGACCCATACCAGCGAATGTTCACATGGCCTTTGATTGTGCCAATCTTGTAGAAAGTCCACAAACAAAGATCATCCCAATCATCTTTTGCAGGGGCGTCGTTGGTAGCGCATTCAGCCTCAAGAATTGGCGAACCAATAATATCATCAAGGTTGCCAATGATTTCTTCAATGGAGACAGTTTCGCAATAATCTTGGTCATGGAACATGTAGTAAACATCATTTCCAACGTGAAACTGAAGCTGCTCGTTGTCATCAGATTTCACAATCTTTGTGATCGTCTTGCCTTTGAGTTCAGATATGTCAATCATCTTAATGCTCCCCGCTTCGTTGATGTCCCAGTTTGTGTAGTCAATGCTTGTGTCGAGAAGGATGGTTTTCATCACTTCTTCTCCATCACTGCCTAGTTGGCTTAACTGCTATCCCGGCTAACTCGGCAAGTTCATCTATCTGTGCCGACATTTTCTGCATTGTGTCATTCTGTTTGTTGCAAAGCCGACTGTATCTCTCGACTTCCTCATGCTTCTCTTTCGCCAACTTCGTGGCGCGAACACAGTCATCTACGGCGTCAGACATTGCCTGTGTTGCCTCATTTCCAAGTTTTTGCCACGCTAAAACCTCTGCTTCTAACTGCTCAATGCGGCGGCAAGCCTCAAGTGAGCGCGCTATATAGTCGTCTTGCATAGCATCCCATTCTTGGCGCGTCTCTGCTCGTTGGATGCAAATCTTGAAGGGCGCAGTGTCAACCATCTTTCTTCTCCTTTCGCGCTTCGAGCATAAGATCAGCAAGCTCATATGCAACAGTCGGAATTTTGTGCCAAGCATAAACTTCCGTTTCTGAAATAAGCCCTGTCAGCGCAGCCATCGCAAAATGATCGCGAAGCATCTTTAGCTCCCAAACATCTTCGATTTCCTTACCTGTGAATTTCATGTCGTTGATGTTAAGCATCTTTCCCCTTCAGTGCTTTGCGGGCGGCGTCAAAGGTATCGCGGATAAATAATGGATCGAAGCCCAATTTTACCCAAGTTTCATCCGTAAGATCGAAACTCAATACACTCGCCAACGCCGCCTCCAGTTTCTCGATGCGAATGGCGGCTGCGTTTACCAGTTCATACGTCTCAGTTCGGAATGCTTTTTCGCGCAGCCGCTTTACAAGATCGTCAGTCATAGTCCCTCACCCTCCTCAAAATGCAACTCGACCTTGATGCAGGCGATGCGACGAATGATCCTTGCCAACCTATCTGCATCTTCTTTTGTTTCACAGACTTTGCCTACGCTATCTTCACACACATTCACCCACACCGTCCGCTTGTGGCGGGGGCGGACTTCGATGAGGTCTAATTTACTCTCTACATCCCTGTCATAAGAACCGTCAGCATACCAAAGTCGAAATTGCCAGCCATTTGACCAAATAGCGCCGTGAATAGTTTTATTATTGTCCCCATCCGTCGCATAGATGCGGACTTCACGACCATCTCTAGTTTTGTAGGTCTTATTTTTGTCGATCATCACTCATCCCCCTTCTTAGGCGGTGGCGGAAGTGGCATCCAGTGGGTGGGTACACATGTGAAGTATGTTACCGCATGATCTTTCATGTCTTGTATCTCAAGAATGTTTGAAGATTTGTCGTACCAAAATTCATTGCCATACGCCCACTTAACTACATAGCAATGGCCGCCAGTGAACACCATACCGCCATGCTGCCCATGTGCTTGATAGACCAATATCCATTCATCCCTTGGCGCGGTTGATATGCCTTGCCATTCAGTCATCAGAACCCCCATCCGATGATGATGTTGACGCCTACGAGGAGCAGTAAAGCCCCAACGATTTTTAATTCCATATCCATCACTTAACTCCCTTCAATGCGGCATAGCCGTGGCGGGTTATCTGGGCGTGTATGCCCTCATCCTCAATGTGCTCCAACGCGAGCTGTATGACGTAGCCCATGTGGCGGTGGAAGTTGTCGATGTAGTTCGCCGCCTCGATCCCGTCCGGGTTAATCAGGAACTCCCGCTTGGTGCGGTACTGCGGATCTATCAAAGTCTCAAAGCGGCGAAGCTTTTGCTGGATGGTGTTCATGTCAATCTCCGTGTCAATGTTGGCGACATCCCAACCATAGTGGTGAGTTGTTGCCATTTCCTTAACGCGGACACACACGTACTGTACCTTTTTGTTACGCCCCCTGCTCTGGGGCAGGGTATTTTTGGCTCAGGATCTCCACCATCTCCTTCATGCTATCGTTAATGATGGATTCGGAATCGTCGCCCGTCGTGGCAAACTCCCCAGCAAAAGCTAAGTAATTGATGCCGTCAACGTAATTGTCGGGCTTGTCAGGGGATGTTCTAATGCGCGACATCTTTAAGGACGTCATAAAAATGTTGGCGTGGTAAACGCTCAAGGGGTTACCCGTGATCAATTCATAGATCTGGCAGGCCCGACCCATTGTTTCCGCCATGCTGCCATACTGCTGGTCTCTATCCCGCAGAATAAGAACGGCGTCTGTGAGGATTTTTGTGTGGTCCATTTTAATCTCCATATTTGTTGCTGTTATTGTTCCGATAGCTCAGTTCTTTGACCTTGCCGACATATCGGTAGTTCACAGAAGTGAGCCCCTGCGACTCATAATAGGGGTTATTTTCTGCGTCTGTTTTTTTATAGAATTCCTCAACAATGGTGAACTCGCGCTTCTCCAACGCATCACAGAAATCTGCCAACCCCTTGGCGGGGTACTCGCAGATGATCTGGTGAATAGGATTGTTACGCGAAGGCATGTTCATCGTGATGAGAAATTTCATTTATCTGTTATCTCCATTTCAATCAGGGTTTCAAAGCGGCAAGCAACTGCTTCTGCGTTGCATCCTTGGACGATAGGACGTCTAGAACACGTTCGTCAATGGTTTTTCTCGCCACTACATGAAGAATTTTTACGGGTTTAATTTGACCCTGCCGGTGCAGGCGCGCGTTAAATTGTTGATACAGCTCCAGCGACCACGTCAGGCCGAACCAGACGATGGTGGCACCCCCGTCCTGTAAGTTTAGCCCGTGCCCAGCAGACGCCGGATGAGCCAGAAGCATTTTGATTTCGCCCCTATTCCAACGGTCAATCGTGTCCTGCGCCTTGTCCAAGATAACCGCACCGGGAAACCGTTTTTTGAGACGCTCAAGGTCAAACCGATAATTGTAGGCGACCAGTATATTTTCATTGGCATTGTCCTCAATGATCTCGGCAAGTGCATCGAGCTTGTCCTCGTGGATTGCTGACCACTTGCCCTCCCCGCCCGCGTACATGCAGCCGTTGGCGAATTGCAGGAGCTTGTTGGCCAAGATCGCAGCAGTCGCCGCCTCGACCTCCTCCCCGTCCTCCAGCTCGGTGAATAGGGTCTTCTCAAAGTCGTTGTACGCCTCAAGGGCGGCGGGGTTCATGTCCACGCGCTCAATGAGGTCGATGCGCTCGGGCAGGTCGAGGTAGTCCTCGGCGCTCATGTGGATGACGCTGGGCGCCATCAGCGTGTGGATCTTGTCGGCGGAGCCCTCACGGGGCGTGAACTTGTAGCCCATGTAGTCCGGCTCAAAAAACCGCTGTTTGAAGGCGGTCATGGTACGGCCCAGCGCCTGCCCGAAGTCGATTAGATACATCTGCGACCAGACGTCGAGGAGACCATTGGGCGACGGCGTCCCGGTCAGCAGGACCATGTACTCAGTCTTGGGCAACACCCGCCGCAGGGCCTTAAACCGCTGGGACGAAGAACTTTTGAAGCTGCTGCTCTCGTCGATGATAATCATGTCAAAGGGCCACTTGGCCCCGAGCGTCTCCACCAGCCAAGGCATGTTCTCCCGGTTAATGACGAACACGTCCGCGTCTGCCTGTAGGGCCACCAGACGGGCCTTCTGCGAGCCCGTGCAGACGGAGACCCGGAGATGCTTCAGGTGCGCCCACTTGGCCGCCTCCTGCGCCCAGACGCTGTTGGCCACGCGCAAAGGCGCAACGATCAGGACCCTGTGGACGGAGAACTCGTCAAGGAGATCACTGACGGCGGTCAGGCTAGAAACTGTTTTGCCAAGCCCAAGCCCTAAAAAGCATCCAATGCGGCGTTTTTGAATAATCAACCGCACAGTTTGTTTTTGATACTCGTGCATGTCTTTACGAGAAAGCATTGGCGCCTTCCATGCTGTTGATGACGACAACTTCGCAGCCAAGCTTCCGGCGCCGCCAGTGGTCGCGTTCCTGCAACTCGGTCGGCCTCTTGCCGGGTGCCTTCACCTCAACGAAGACAATGCGGCCACCCGGCAGGGTGACGATGCGGTCGGGGACGCTGCGCCGACCGGGCGAGACGAACTTCTCACACAGGCCACCCAACTCCTTCACGCGCCTGACGAGCGCCGCCTCGACGGTCTTCTCAAGCATCTTTTTAATGTGCAAGTCAGGAGTGAGATGGCGGCGCTCGCCCGCCACCATCTTGGTGAGGGCGGCGGAAACTTCCGTTTCCACCTCTTCCGGTATGTGTGCGGGTATCACTTCACGGGGCGTCATTGGCGGCATCCTCCAAACGCATGGTGTAGTCGCGGATGCACTGGTCAACCATGCGGAACATTTCTTCCGTGCTAACATCGGGGACCGTGTTTATTATGGCTTCGGCAGTGAGCATGCACAGTGTCGTCATTACGACCGGCCCCCGCTTGCCAGCAAGGAAAGGTCGCATCACCGTGGCCAAATCGAGGCACTCATCAATCATTTTATTTGTGCTGCTCATTTCATCACCCCCATGTCTTTAAGCGCGTCGTGCGCCATTTTAATATAACGGTCATAGTCCACATCGCCCGGCAACTCGTCGGGCAATTCCATCATCGGTTTGGCCCCGTCAGAGCGGGGCACCTTGTTCGAGTTCTTCGCGTAGCTGATGCACTCATCAGGGCCAACTGTGTTCGAGTAATAGAACCGCACGGCCTTGCCGAGATACTCGCCCCGCCACAGACCTCCGCCAGTCACCTGCCGGACGGTCACGAAGCCCTTCACGTCAGTGCTGCCCCGGATCGTATCTTCAACTGATATGCCCTTGCTGAGGAACGTTGCCACGGCGTCGGTGACAATGGTGAAGTCGGGGTTCTTAGACAACACCGGCTCGGCGTAGACGCCCTTGCGCTTGGCTTTCCCGTCGGGCTTCACAGCGATGTAGTTGTTCACGTCGCGGGAGTGGATCGACCGATAGTCCGCGCGCTCAAGCTCGAAACTCGTCGTCAGCATCCAATCGAACATGACTTCTTCAAGCCACTTCTCGCGGGACTTGTCACACAGCACCACGATGCCGTCCGTGTTGGCGCTCACTACCCGCGCCCCGATGCTCTCCACCCACTCGATCAACATGAGCAGGCAAAGCTGGCCCGTGATCGTCGTCTGGATCATCAGCTCCGGCGCGTAGAGGGCGCTGTACATTGAGCCCAGCTTGCCGAAACTCCCATTGATAACGATCTTGAGGGTGTCGGCGGTGAGCTTGTCGCCCCGCGCCTTGGCCTGAAGGCGCTCGGTCACAATGTCTTGATAGATCAGCAGAAAGTCGCTGCCCATGCTCTTTGGCGCCAGCTTCAACTTCAGGATGATACTGGGGTAGTAGGACGCCACGTCAAAGTCGGCGAGGATCTGATTGGGCTGCGCCACGACGCTCTGGCGCTTCTCGCAACTGTGCAGGCCGCCGATCCCCATCTGATACTCGGTCTGGCCAATCTTGATCCGCTGCTTCTGGAGCCAGTCGGGCATGGTGACCGCGCCGTTTGAGCCGACCGGGAAGCCCGTTTTCAAAATTCTGTGGAAAACTTTCTGGAGTTCTTCGCTCTGGAATGAGACGATCTTTGGGTCCTCGTACCGGCACTCGTGCCCCACTGCGACCTTGCGGGGCTTGTAGGTGCGGCCCGTGTACTCGTGCAGGCGGTATTTGATGACGGCCTCGGCAATCTGGGCGTCGGACTTGGAGCGCAGGTCGATGCCGCCGTATTGCGCCCCGATCTGCTTACGGAGCTTGATGGCTGGCTCCAACTGCCGGTAGAGCGCCTCAGTCGTGTCGAGGTCGTTCTTACAGTACCGGCGCAGCTCCACCCGCTGCTCGGGGCTGATGCTGTCTTCGGGGGCGATGGGAAGGTCTTGAAGCTTCTTGGCGCCCATGCGCCCCCCGTAGATCTTCAGGCCTGCCTTGCCCGGCGCCACGTCGATCACGTCGATGTGGTCCCAATCGTGCGACACGCGCAGGCGATTATTTTTTGCCACCTGCCATGCGGGCAAGTTGGACTTGATGATCTCGTCGGAGAGGCGCTTAATCGCGTCACAGGACCAGTCCTCAAGGGCGGCGGCGATGATGTGGATGTCATATCCGAGGCCGTTGAAGCTGACGGTCGTGTGCTCCTTCATCAATTGGATGACGCGGGACCTGTGCAACTCCTGCCCCTCAAACATCTCGTAAGAGGCGTAACGCCCATTCTCAATGTTCTTGAACATAATCAGAAAGTAGTCGGTGTAAACTTCGCAGTCTAGGACAAGCATGAGGAGTGGCCTCAGTTGGTAGATATGCAAGTGCGCCGCCCAGCGTAACCGGGCGGCGCGTTAGATCAGATGAAGTCAACGTCCTCGTCGGTGAAAGCCTCAAAGTCGTCGATGCTTCCCTTAACGCCATCAGCGAAGGGCTCTCCGTCCTTCATGAACTGAACGCCCAACAGGTTGCAGTTAATGCGCTTGCCGTAGTTGTTGTTCTGCGCCCACAATTCTAACGAGGCATTGACGTAGCAGCCCGCGTAAAACTTGTTGTCGTCCTCGGTCAACGGAGATTTGTCGCGGTCGATGATGATGGGGCGCTTCGTGCTGGAAGCCTTGAGGCTCATGGTTCCGGCGTAGCCAGCGTAGTCGATGCTGTCGCCGTCCTTCATGCAGATCTTGTCCGGGGGGAGCTTGGCGCCCTTGAGGTCGTCCTTGATCATGGCGTCAATGGCCGCCTTAATCTCCTTGATCTTCGCGGCATCGCCCGCCTTATCGATCAGGAAAGTCGCCTCGAACTTCGTCTCCTTGCCATCAAACACTGCCTTGTGGAACAGGCTGGGGAACGACAGACGCACATCTTTCAAGATGATTTTCGACATTTGCTTTTTCCTTATAGCTTCTAGGGTTGAACGCCACTTCGTGACGCTTGAACACGTTACGCCTCAGTTTCATCGCCGTCAAGGTCATTAAAGTCGGCCTCCACCGGGTTGATCGCCGGGCGTGGGTCGCTCTCTTTCGCAAGTGTCGCAGCGCCACGGGGCTTTGCAACGATGTCGCTGATCTTGGCCTTGTCCTTCTTGCCGAGGAGCTTCTCCGCCTGCGCGGGGCTGATCAATTTTTTGGTGAAGGCGTTCTGCTCCCCAACCAAATCCACAAGGCGCTCGCCAGCTTGATCCTCGTCCGACCATTTGCGTATTGACCTTCCCTCGACCAGCTTGAACCCCTCAAAGGAGCCGCCCTCAAGTAGGTGCTCCTTCACAAAGTTTTCCACAGATAAAAGCCAAGCCTCAATTAAATTTTTGTTCTCCACAGCTTTTCTCATCTGCGGCTCGGTCAACTTGTACGGGGACGGGGCCTCGTCGAGCTGCTCGAAGTCGGTCATGAGAGTGTCTGTGGTGAGCTTCAGCAGTGCCGGGCAAGTCGCTTTGGCCTTGCACCACCGGCACTGCTTTTCGCCGGGGACGCGCTTGGCCTTGGGGTTCTCCGTGTCGAGGGCGGCCTGACGCGCCGTCTCGCCGAACTTTAGCAGGTCGGTGATTGAGATCTCCCACTCGCTGATAGTGTCGAGGCGGGGCTGGACAATGCTAATCTTGACCGATTGAAAGTCGGACAGGAACATGCACTCGTCGTAGGCGCCCAAGGCGTAGAGCATGAGCTGCGGGTTGTTCTCCGCAAACACCGGCACCCCCTTTCCGTACTTCAGGTCCACGATGTGCAGGACTTCGTCACTGACTATGATGGTGTCGGCGGTGCCAAAGCCCCCCGGCACCCACTCGCTGAAGTTCACCCGGCGCTCTATGAACAGGGCGTCGTCGGGCTTCTTCTGGCTGAGGACGTAGCTGACGTAGGACTCAACATATTCCCACATCTCCAAGTCGTAAGCCCCAACGCGGATGGGCTTGCCCGTGAGCATCATCTCCATAAGATCATGCGCCCTCGTCCCCTCCTCGGCGAAGGAGCTGGTGCTCTCTTTCAGCCCCTCCTCGGCCCTAACGCTGCCGGGGCAGGCCATCCACCTGTGGGCGCCAGAGGCGCTCAGTTTGGCGTGCGCAGTCATTGAGTTACCTCGCCGTTCTTGGCGATGTCGTAGGCGATGCTCATCAGGCGTCCATGGACCTCATGGTGGTGCTTATGGTCAAGCTGGGTGACGGTCTTGGCCCCATATTCGGCGAGGATCGCAAGAATTAATGGGCGGGCGCTTGAGTCGGCCCGGACAATTTCCAGCGCCATCGTCTTCAATGAAGTCTCGGTGATGTCGGGGCGCCCCTCGGGGATCTCGTCCTTTAGGGGTTGATCGGTACATTCGGTGTTTTTTACAGGAGTTGCCGCCTCGACGAGGGCCTCAACCTCTTCCTGCGTTACCTTCGGCTTCCTCTGTCGGGGTTTGTCGAGGTTTGTCGGAGTTTCTTTTTCGGTCGGCAATTCATTACCGACTTTTGCCGACCGAAGTTCTTCAATCAGTGCGGTGATGGCGGCAGTGAGCTTTTGGATTTCAAGTTCAAGCATTTCAGGGTTCCTTCAAGGGTTGTTGCTAACGACGAATTATTACGTTATCCTCTCTTTAGTGTCAATCACGAACGAAGGAAATTGAGCCATGCTCACAAGCACAAAATTGGGGAAGGAGATCGGCCTGACGAAGCAGACCGTCTGCCGTTTGGCCAAGGAAGGGCGCATTCCCTGCATTCAACTACCCTCGGGACACCGGCGCTTTGACCTTGAGGAAGTGAAGAAGGCGCTGTCGTCTGACGTCATGGCCGCGACGTTTTTGTTCCCTGTTGAAAAGGGTGGAGCATGATGATCCGCTTCACCTACTGCCCAAACTTCGCCACTGCGGAGACGCGGGAGACTGAGTGGGGCCCCTTCGCCACTACACTGAGCACCTTCAAGGCGTACCCCAGCAAAGAGGCCAGTGTGGGCCGGGCGGCCTTTGTGGGCGGCGTTCGGGCCGACGAGACCAAGGGCCGGGCCGACGGCAACATTGCCGTGCGCACTGTCGCCACGCTCGACTTCGATGCCCCGCAGGGATCGCTGACAGATATTGAGTTCCAGCTCGGCATGACGCTCCCCTGCGCCTTCGTCGCCTACTCGACCTTCCGGCACACGCCCGAGGTCCCCCGGTTCCGCCTGTGCGTCCCCCTCAGCCGCCCCGTCAACGAGGCCGAGTATAAGGTCATCGTCAACGACATCATTCGCCTTGTGGACCTTGGTAACGTGGACCCGTGCAGCTTCGTCATGTCCCAGATCATGTTCCTGCCCAGCAACCGGGAGGGCATTACGCCTTGGTCCCTGCGTCAGGATGGGGAGCCGTGGGCGGTCAACCTAACTGAAATCGCGATTACGGTCGGGGGCGAGGACGACGACTTCAGCGACCTTGAGGCCATGGTCGCCGCCGAGCCGCTCGGCATGTCGATTGGTGAGATTGACGCCCTCCTTGAGAACTACCCCGCCGAGGGCAAAGACTATGACGAGTGGCTCCGCGTCGGCATGGCGCTCTATCATGAGTTCCGTGGCTCAGAGGAGGGCTGGCGTCGTTGGACGGCGTGGAGCATTGAGAGTTCCAAGCACGATGCTCGGCAGATGCGGACCAAGTGGCGGTCATTTGGCGGCGCGTCTCGGCCCGTCACCATGGCCTCAATCATTCACCTTGCCGGTGGGCGCCGGGCCGCAGTCGAGATCCAGCCCACGGGCTCGACCTACGTCGCCCTTGAGGCCGAGGCGCGCTCGCTGCGTTCGCTGGAGGGCTATACAGCCCTGCGCAATAAGGTCAGCGCCCTCGGGGAGGTCCAGCTCAGGGCCGACATGCGGATGATGCTGGCGGGGTTCGCCTACGACACCTTCGGCAAGGGAGCCGGAATGACCAAAGGGGTCATCAACAAGGCATTCAAGCCCGCCAAGGGGTCTGGGCGCTCAACTGCTGGCGCCGTGGAGGGGGTCGAGGGCGGCCCTTTTGACGGTCCCAGTTGGCTGGCCGACTGGGTCTACTGCGAGGCGGACGCTACCTTCGAAATGGTCTCCACCCGGCACTCAATCAAACGGGAGGCTTTCCGGGCCAAGTTCGACCGCATGCCCGAGGTGCTGGTTGGCGAGGTCCCCGACGCCGCGTCTTTCGCCCTGAACTATTGCCGCATCCCCACGGTGGCCTCCAAGATGTTCTGGCCGGGGGCCGAGCGGATTTTCCAGTTGGAGAATGGCCTGTCGCACCTCAACACCTACGAGCGCAGCGGCGCAGAGCCTTGTGAGGCGCTGGATGATGAGGCTAGGGTGATCATGGGTCGGTTCATGATCCATGTGGGCAATACGGTGGCCAGCGAGCGCGAGCAGGCCATCCTGATCGACTTCATGGCCTACGTGTACCAGAACCCCGGCAGGCGGGTGCAGTGGGCCTTGCTGCTCAAGGGGATCGAGGGGAACGGCAAGAGCTATTTCTTCCGGGTCATGCAGGCGGTTCTGGGCAAGCAGGCCTCGGTCGTTTCGACGACTGCCATCGACTCGGCGTTTACCGGGTGGGCCGAGGGCTCGGTGCTGGTCTGCATTGAGGAGATCAGGATCTCGGGCACAAACAAGTACGCGATCCTCGACAAGATGAAGCCGCTCATCACCAACAACACCATTGCCGTCGTCCACAAGGGCAAGGACGAGAAGCACATTCCGAACTTTTCGTCGTACATGCTCTTCACCAATCACTCGGACGCGATCCCAGTCGGCGACAACGACCGGCGCTATTGCGTGATCTTCACTCGGCAGACGCGCAAGGAAGACCTCTTCGCTCAACACGGCGGGGCGGTTGGCACTGAGGATTACTTCAGGACGCTCTTTGACGATCTGGATCGGCGCCCCGACGTGTTCGCTCGGATGCTTTCAGACTGGAAGGTGTCGGCTGACTTCTCCCCGTCGGGCCGGGCGCCTGAGACCGATGGGCTGGCGGCGATGCGCTCGATGCACGTCTCCGAAGACCGCGACAGCATCGAGACTGCCATCGCAGACTACGCCTGCGCGGTCGTCGGGCCGGACGTTATTGATGTTACATATCTCAAGGATATGGCGACGATGGATGGCCGCGATTTCCCCCAGACGAAGGCCATCGGGCACATTTTAAGTGACATGGGGTATACCCCGATTGAGGGCAGGAGGGTCAAAATCACCAAGACAAGGCGCGACCATTACGTCTGGCACCGCAGGGGTGCGAAAGATCTGGAGGGCGCAGCATTGCACCCCAACACTGTGAAGGCCCTAGTCCGCGACTTCCATAATGGCGACACGGACTTCACGGACGCCCCTTTTTGATCGAAACCAAAAAAGTGGGGCGCAATGATTGCGCCCCAAAGTGGATTGCACCCCAAGATTGCACCCCAACCTAAATCCTTAATTTATATACTCTTTTTCTTTTTTGGGGTGCAAAAGATCAAAAAAGAAAGAAAAGTAGTAAATTAAAATAAAATAAAAAAAAAAATTATATTATGCTCCGGCTGCGGTTTTCCTCGCACCCCAAAGATTGCACCCCAAACGAAAAAGGGCCGGGGGAACGCAGTACCTGCCCCCGGCCCTCTCAACCTAACGCACCCCCTCGGGCGTCAGGCGATCTTGATGGTCTCAAGTATGCGGTCCTCGACCCACTCCAGCGGGATCAGGCCGTCCTTGATGGCCCGCAGCAGGATGGAGACCGACTGGGGGATGGGGCTATGGCCCGACAGCCAGAGTTGGGGCGTCCGGCGCGTCACGCCCATCAGGACGGCCACGTCGCCGGTCGTGAAGCCGAGGTCCTTGGTGAGTTCCTTGAAGGCGGTGGGGGTCATTGGATGATGTCCTCATCTACTGAATCGAGGGGGCTGGATCCTCGCAGGATGTTCCAGCGCCTGTGTCTGAACTTCGAGATCTCACGCGACAAGCAGCCGCACGATTTGGTCAGGCCTTTTCGTACGCGCCGGGCTTCGATCACCTTCTCAGCCCCGCAGTCGCAGCGGCATAGCAACATGCCTCGGCGACCTTTGGTTTCTGCAAGGCTCAAGACGGTCAGGCGGTTGTGTTTGGTGCCGATCATGGTTCGCACTCCATAAAGGCGCGGATCACTTCTGCCGCGAGCGGGGCGCAGATCGCATTGCCGTAGGCGCGCAGGCGTCCCACTCTGTTGGGTAGCCCATAAGCCAGCAGGGGAAGGCCGGATTTAGAGCGCCTCGATTTTCCGTCTGATCCGGTGAGCCAGATGTGGTCGTCCCAGAATGAACCAGCGCACCCAGATCCGTTATCGCTCCGTCCGGCTTCCGCCCCTTTCTTTTCAGGAAGCTCTCCCCGTCTCCCCCGCATGGCTGAGACGTTGGCGTCGGCCAAGTCCACTGCGACCCAATAGAGTCGCTGGCGAATGTGCGGGGCGTTGACCGCGAGAGCCGGAATATCGACCGCCCGGCTGGAGTAGCCAGTTCCTTCCAGATCAGAGCGAACTCCATCGAACCATCCGTACCCAGCCTTCCCCGCAACTTGCTCTCCCATGACGACAGGGGGTCGGCAGGCGGCGATGAGGCGGTGGAAGTGGGGCCAGAGGTGGCGGGCATCGTCTGTACCAGCTCCCTTGCCTGCGACCGAGAACGGCTGGCAGGGGCACGAGCCCGTCCAGATGGGTCTGTCATCCGGCCATCCGGCAAGACGCAAGGCGTGTCCCCATCCGCCGATACCGGCGAAGAAGTGGCACTGGGTGAAGCCTCTGAGGTCCACAGGCTGAACATCGACAATTGATCTGGTGTCCACTTCGCCATCTGCTATCAGACCCTTCGCTATGAGGTTACGCAGCCACTGGGCTGCGTAGGGTTCGATTTCGTTGTAGTAGGCGCTCAATGGTTCATCTCCAGCAGCGCAGCCCGTGCCGAGGCCAAGGAGGCCGCATGGCGCAAATCCCCGTGGGTGGACAGCGCCCGCCAAATGGGCCTGCCCTTGGCCTTCATATGGCCTTGGCGGACCCACCCGACCAATTGGTCGAAGTAGAAGACCTCGTAGCAGCCGTCTGGCTTGAGGCGGGAGGTGTGTACCATCAGATGAACTCCCCGATCACGACCGCGTCCAACTTGGCCACAATGGGAGCAAGCTGTGCCCTTGCCTTGCCCAGAAGGGCGGCGTCGGCCACGGTCAGCATGCACACGCTCATGGTGTGCTTTTTGCAGTGGTGGGCGAGCTTCAGGGCGTTCATGTCGGTCGGGTTGGCACGGTAGGCGTCAATGAGCTTTTGCATGTTGATCTCCATTGGGTGGGTGGTGGGGGCTGTGCGCCCCCTCTGGATGATTAGGCCGCCGCCGCCAGCTTGTTCTTGATGCGGATGGTCTCGACCAGCGAGCCGGGCTTCGTGCAGGCCGCGACCTGTTCGGCGGTCAGGAAAGCCTTGGCGGCCTTGGCGTCAAAACGCTCGGGGGTCGTGTAGGTGATGGTCACGGTGGCGAAGTCGCCCTCAATGATGCCGTCGTGGCGGGTGGCCTTGA